TGGTCTGACCATTGGTGTAAGTGATAGTGTAGGTGTCTACGTTGCCGCTTGTTCCAGTCTTCGTGATGGACTGGATTCCGTTGCCAGTCGCGCCAGTATCACCCTTGTCACCTTTCGCACCATTTGTTACGGTGAACGTGGTAGTTGTACCGTCCGTATAGGTAACTGTGTATGTGTCTACAAGTCCAGACGTTCCGGTTTTGGTAATGCTTGCAATTCCGTTTCCGGTATCGCCTTTTTCTCCGGTGTCACCTTTGTCACCTTTCTCACCCTCGGCCCGGACGTTCGTATTAACATACTGGTCGTCACTCCAGATATACCAGAATCCGTTCTGAATAATCGGAGCATGTACGCTTGCTTCCGCTGCTTTCCTTGCGGCTTCCTCAGATGCTTCTTTTGCATCAACAGCATCGTCTTTCGCCTGTTCCGCTTCAGATGCGCTCTGCGCAGCGTTCTGAGCGTTCTGCTGAGTTTCTGCACCAAGATCGGTTAAACGTTCAATCCAGTTTTCGTACCCGTCAGGCGGCTCTTCTGCGGTCTGTAGGATGTCACGCATAACAACCATCGGGTAAATGATTGTCTTTGCAAGACCACCGTCAACATACCACATAAGCTGACATTCGCCGGAGCCAACATAATATGTGTCAGTCTCGGAGACTGTCCATGTAAGTGTGCTACCATCCTGAGTCACGACTGCCGGGTATGCGCTTTCATCCTGTGACCGCTTGACCGCAAGGACTGCCGTGCCGCTTCCATAATTCTCGATCAGAAAGGACAAATCAAACGCAATCTGCATTGTGTCATATGTCCCTCTTCGACCAATCACAATTGTTTGCGGCGCGCAATTTGATGCCGGAATCGTGCTAATTATCATTTCATCACCTCAAAAACAGCAAACGGTTCAAGATTTTTGATATCCAACGCAGATAACACCAAATGATCTGATATCGGAATCCTGATCCTTTTTGCCGGAATATCTATTTCCATATTGCCTAGCTCTTCAGCATTGCAATCTGGTTTTTGTATCTCCTGACCATATAAGTCAAGGTGTTGATTTGCACTCTGCACAAGCAGATACAAGTCATAAGCAGATGTCAGCGGCAAATCTTGTTCAATGAGTTTCTGCAAAGAAAATCTTGCATCAACAAGCTCTTTTATCTTCATACGATTAAACCATAGGCTTTCAACGCAGTTATTAATGTTGCAACAGATGCGGAGCTTGAAACAGATTGGCGGGCAACAGGAGAATGACCAAAAAATCCAATTTTACTATCTGCTGAAGTGCCAAGAAATATTTCACCTTGTACATAAAAACCGTTGAATGGGATGTTTTGTGTTCCAAGTCGCAATCTGCGGTTCGCTGCACCTGCGGATAATATGCCCAATGAACTTAAGGTCAATTTATAATCACCGTTGACAATTTCAGAACTGCTACCACCGCCGCCAGAAGACCATTTTAACTTGTAATCTGTCGCACCATCTTTGACAAGTACATTGCCGTCATCACCGCCCGGTGGGATCAAAACTGTTTCGCATGGTGTTCCGACACGATACTCAATAATAATTGTGCCGCTATTTTCAGTTATCTTTACCCTATCACCAACAGAAAAAACTTGTGCAGAATTACACTTATATTCTTTCTCCCCTGCCGATTCATTACCGTCAATCTTGATTTTGATGCCTGTAGCAGTTACCTCAGTAACCGTTGCAAGCACAATATTGGTTTCTGCTTCATTTCGAGACATCAACAACTCATCCAAGATTAATCACCACTCTTTCAAGCGTGTGAGTCATCTCACCGCCAACATCAAGTGTCATATCCCATGCCTTGTCAATGCAGACATCAGTCAGACCGTCATAAATAAGACCGACAACATCAGCGACTCCGTAATCAGGCAACAAGCCTGTCGTGATCCCGATTGTTTCTCCTGAAATCATACTGTTGTTTCTTAATGTATCCGCATATGCCTGAAGCTCTGCTTGATCTGCAATATTGTTGACTTGGGCAACTGTTGCAATACGCCTTCCCCTTCTCGCAATTGACAGAGGTGACTGAGGATTCGTGTTTTCGCTTACTGCTGTCATCGGTGCGTTTTTATCCGCATTTGAGCATATGCAAATGAAAACATTCGGTGCCGAATACACATCTGTTTCTCGCGAAATTTTCGGAAACATCATGCTTTTAACATTACTGTTGTCCATCGTGTGACTGATATTATTTGCTGTCGGAACACTGACAGGTTCAAGAACAGCCGTTCCACTCTTGTCAAACCATAACTGCTTATAATTGATTTCGGAAAGCAACTGATTGATTATTTCAAGATAAGAAGTTCCAACAGGCCAATCCTCACGGTCTTCTGCCATCGTTGCAAGGTTTGGTGTCACCGTTACCAGCGCAATCCCACAATGGGCAAGCAGCTGATTAATTGCTGTCAGGTAATTTGTTCCGGCCTGGAAGTATGTCAGGCTTTCCGTTTTATTATCCTGGACAATCCAACACCTGTCATATGCCTCAATATCAACCTGATCTGTGATCCCATCGCTGTTGAATGTTACGGTTGCCGGAAGATACACACCAAGGAGATAAACAACACCGTCAATGATCATCTCAACCCTAATCTCATCGGATAACCAGTTTACTTCATCATTGTTCAGAAACGTTCCTGAAAGGCTCGTTTTGATATCGGCTGAACTGTCACACCGAATAGTCGGAGCAGACAACGGATATAACTGTCCGAAGTCTGCTCCATTTCTCACTATGACATACCGAAACTCAAGCGTTCGTGTCATCTATGTAGTCCTCCACATGGATACGCTGGATGCTAAATGTATATCCATTGATAAAGTCACCATAATGGCTGCTCAACGAAACCATAGCACCAACCATAACAACATCACCACGACTCTTGATGATTACTTCTTTTCCTCGGAACGTCTCAAAAGCCTTTGCAGTTGCATAATCCTTGCAAGCGAAATTATAAGAACCATAAACATTCTCAAACGGTGAAAGTTCAAGCACAGGATACACAGCACCGCTATAATGATTAAGCGAATACTGCCTGTTATAGTTATATGATTGTTCACTTGCGCTGTTTTCAGATCGTGTGATTTCAAACCAGTTATTATCGTTAAGCAACGAAATGAACGTGCCTCTTGCCTCCGAAGTCACCACAACAGTATTTGACTGTGTGTAATTTCCATCCGTCAGTTTGTTTCTGACAAAATACAAATGACTTCCAAGCGACATCTTATCGTAAAACGCTGTGCTGTTCGTATGACCGATATTCACGCCATCCCTGTAAACGTAGAAATCAGAAACGGTTGAAGATGTATCCCATGACAGCACCGCATCTATTCCGGTTTCGCCCTGAAGCACTACGGCATCACCAGGAGCATTCTGTATGCTGACCGTAACCGTTGAAGGTTGTGACCAATAACCATAAATGCCCTGAACAATAACGGATATCTCATGCGTTCCATCATCAAGAGGCTCTGTGAGCGTATAACTGTAAACATCCGCGCCAAATGCCTTTTTCACAACAGTTCCGTCAACGCTGATCTGATACGCCTGTTGTTCACCGGATTGCCATGTTACAGTTGAATACGGCACATTCGTAGCATTCAGACCACCAACAGGATTCGGAGCTGCTACACTAATAAAACGCGCTTCCCGGAAAGTACCTTGTACACCGTCAACATTAAATGCGCATATTGTCCAGACAATACCACCAGCCGGAAAAGTGTTAGCTGGAACCGAATATTGCGTGATTGAATTTGAAACATCAAAAAGTCGAGTCCACGGATCGCTTGTGTTTTCATATATTTTCCATGCCGCGTACACTCTGGATGCCGGTTGCCCATCAGTGGACGAAAGATCCCACTTAAAAACGATATTGTTTGAACCATCTTCAACGGTGTTAATTGGGCTTACCGGAATTGCTGATGCAGTCCCAGCCGCAGTGCTGAAGGAATATACCGGTGTTTGTGTCGTTGTACCTTCATCGTCAGTGCCTTCAACATACCAACTTATTGTTTCAGCAGTTGGAAATGTATTTGCCGGAATTGTAATTTCAGTATCTGCACCAATAGAAATTGAATAATATGATTCATCCGCAGATGATTTCCAATAGAATGTTGCTGATACTTGATCCCATGTTTCATCAGCGCACCACAAACCGGATTTCACATATGTCCATTTAAAATCAGCAGAATTTCGTGGATTATAATATCCTGATATTGGGCCGCTTTGGTATGTAATTTTGCTTGTAATTTTTTGCGAATCATCATAAACCACTTCGGCATATATGCTGTCTTCATTTGACAATACCGGTTTCAAATTATAGCCGAACTGATTTGTTTTAAAAATACAAGATTTACTATTAAGTAATATTCCAGCATCTTCAGCTTCATATATTGTCCCTGTTAGCTCTGCTGGAATGTAAGCATCACCTTTAACATCTTCAACGAACGAGCGACCAAAAATACTATTTGAGGACATTGGCCTTGAATAATACGTTACCGTATTTTGATTGAAGTCTGAAAGCCCTTCATAGATTCCAAATAATGATGTAGTTCTCTTTGCTTTAATCTGCAAGCGCAAACGAACACCAATTAATCTGTTATGCCTGATAGCCGCTGGAAAATCTTCAAATTTAACAAGCATTTGCCTGTCATGAACAGTATCACTGCTAATATAATACCAAGTATTATTATCAAGTGTATAGTGTGTTGATGGATAATCCGAAGATACATAAGCAAGCTTTACAGCTCTTACATTCTGTATTGCATTAGCCATTTACTTCCCCATCCTTTGCACGACTCTGAAATCATTAAACACTCTTACAACATTATTAAAATCTTTGACATTCTTCGCATCAATCACAACAGTATCAATGTGAACACCACCGACACTGCGACTGTCCTGATTGTTATAAATCTGTGAACCTTGTGGAAGTTTAACCAGTTCAGGCCCAGCTTCTCCGACCCATGTAAGTCCACCGCGCCACGAATCATTTCCAGTCGCATTATGACCATAGAACGAATCATATTGCTCCAGATACCCCTCCTGACGCATTCTTGCACGTTGCACATTGTTTGCGTTGCCTGAACCATACCCAAGTCCTAACGCAGTGCCAACGCGAGAAAAATCAAGCGTAAGAAGCCCAGCGACAATATCAGCGACATCAGCGATTGCCGCGCAAACCATTGCAAGACCACTCAACGCATTTGTAACTGTTTCAATACCGGATTTGAATCCAGGAATAGACGCAACTATATCACCGATACTTCGTATGATATCAATCAGGGACTGAATGATAATGGCAAGATTCTCAATCATTCCAGACCGTTCAAGAACTTCAACTGCTTTTGTAACAGCATCAGAAAACAACTTCATAGCCGCTTCAGATGCCGGTGCAAAGTCTGCCGCAATCTGTTTCTTTGCAGCGTCAATCGTCAATTGCATTCTCTGATAAGCATCATCAACCGCGCCAAGTGCCGCAAGTTCTTCATCGTTCAGGATATAACCAAGGTTCTGCGCTTCGGCTGCGTATTCTTTCAGCGCACCGCTGCCCTGAATGATTAGAGGGTTAAGCTCTTGAGCGGACTTGCCGAAAAGCTCCATTGCAACAGCATCACGCTCTGTTTCGTTGTCGAACTGCCCAAGAACGTCAATAATATCATAGAAGACATCTTCAGCCGGTCTTAGACTGCCGTCAACCTCATTCGTGATTGATACACCAAGATTTGCAAATGATTGTGCCATTGCGGCATTCCCTTCATTTGCACTTGCCATGTTCTTGGTCAGCTTTGTGAGTGATCCTGTGATCGTGTTGACAGAAACATCAATGAGATTCTCGGCATACTCCAGTTCTTGAAGAGTTCTTGTTGATAATCCGGTTGTCATTGAATCAGTCAGAAGCTGATCAACATCAGCCGCAACCTGAACCGTTGTATCATGAAGTTCCTTAACAACCTTCACAACTGCCGCAATCGCTGCCGCTGCCGCTGTCATCTTTGCAACTGTACCGGCTGATAGACCCTCCATGCCGTTCAGAGCTTTTTTTGCACCATCAGGAATCTTGATACCAAGCTTTGATGCAACACTATCAACAGTATCACCAAGGCCGGTCATTTTATCATTCTGACCGGTTAATGCATTGTTGTTCTCTTCAATTGCATGTTCAAGATCATACTGAGCTGCTTCTGCGTTATTGAGTTTTACAATCCAATCCTGAGTACGCTTGTCCGCTTCACCGTATTTTTCAGCAGATGCCTGAAGAGCTTCACGAAGCTTTGCAACTTTATCCTGTTGCTGTTGAAGTTGACGCTGAAGCAGATCCCCCTTCTTCGTCAGGAATTCGGTGCTTTCCGCATTGCCTTTATATTCAGCTTGCAATTTCCGCATCTCAGAAGCAAGAACCTTGTTCCCCTGGTTAAGCTCTGATAATGCTTGTTTATATTCTTTTTCACCATCAAGCTCAACGCGAGCTTTAACAGTTCTTGTAGCCATATATATTAACCTCCTGAAGCGAGGTATTCAGATAAACTTCTTTGTTTCTTTAGTTTCTGCATTGTCTGCGGTTGATACCACGCATTAAGCAGAGCATGAAGCCGCCTCGGATTCATCGTTTTCCAGAAATCACGTTCCGGCATATGGAATTGGAACATCCATAAAGACAAATATCGGGAGAAGTCAATTGAATTAGACTCCTCCCGATCAGTCAGTTTCCCGATTCGACTTCGGTTTCTTCGGGGACATCTGGAGTAATCGACCGGACAACAAGACTCATAATCTTGTCAATAGGAAGGTCTGTAAGTTTGAATTTTCTTCCCAGCTTCCGTGCCGTATAACGTTCCTCCCACCCCTGTTCATCTGCATAATCGTTCAGCATTGCGGCAAGAAACTCAAGTGCAGATTTCATTGTTGAGCCACTTGTAAGCGAAGCAGCAAAATCA